AAAGGTGATGTGCTGCCATTCGCAGTCGGGGAGGACGTGCTGTTGCTCCGCGATCCACTGCTCGGTGGACTTCATGCCGCAGGCGCTGCAGGCCTTTGACTTGCAGCTCTGGCAGAAGAAACGGGAGTGTGTGCAGTCCGGCGAGGCGCAGCAGTAGCGGCGGACGCCCATGGCGCAGGTGCCACAGGCGAGCATGCGCTCAACGGAGAGTCGGGTCCAGTGGCTGATGTTGTCGCCGTGTTTTTCGAGGTGGCGGTTCCAGCCGTCATCGACGGTGAAGAGGAGTTTGGCGGGGCGGGGGATATGCATGGTTGCAGAGTATAAAGCGGAGCGCCGGTCATGCAAACACCCGAAGCTGCGCAGCAGCGCCGCTCACGCCGCAGGCGTGCTACGTTCCTCAGAAAAGAATTGTGCTACACCGCCACTCTATGCCCCGACGATTCAGACAACTGGAGCCAGACTGGACTCGAAGCACTGGCGTTACCGTCACGATAATACGTCATAGTAATATCTATCAGATATACAGTTTTATACAGGTTAATCGTTAATTTTCGTGAAAAGTGTCAACCTGCTTCTGAACGTTGCCGCGACAGGCTGTGGCAATTGCCGTGACGTTATTATGTATAGAAATGTTAAGGGCAGGATTGACGCGCACTTTACACTTTGCGGATCTTTTCGGATCGGGTCAGATAAGTTTTACGATAAAGTGTCAACCAGCCTTGAAGCCGCATAACTACTGGCTTTAAGGTGGTTTATCGTAATTCTGATGTATAGAAAACCTAATATTAATTCCCAGATTTGCGAAAAAGTGTCAACCGCTGATGCTAAGGATTGATAAGATTACATCGCCATTTATTTATCTGGTTTACGGCAAATACAGGTAATTTGATAGCCAAATCTATAGTGTGACCGATTCAGTGCTTGCTGGTGGCATGGCGGTTTTTGGAGCATCGACAACCAGAATCTATGCAGATGTTAACACTTGGGGTATGTAGATCATGAAGGAAACAGCCGTCCAGTTTGCCAAAGACTTACGCCTGGTTTTTGAAAACACACATAACGAACTGGACGAGATAGGGATACCATTCTTTTACAGCTTCCCTAAAAATTCGTGCCAGGGGGCTTCCGTTTACCTCAGTTTATTTCTTACCTGGATCTTTCCTGACGCCTCCATAAGCGTTGTAAAAGGAAGTAACCGAAAGCGTGATGAACATCACTATTGGGTGGAACTCAATAACGAGGTGTACGACTTAACGAACGATCAGTTTGATGATTGGTTGGGTGAGCGCTATCACGGGTTAGATTTGCCCGTATATGCTGAAAAAAAACACCCACTGCGAAATTACTTTTTCTACAAAGAAAGAGAGCCAGCCATCTATGCCTATGCAACGTTTTGTACAGTTCATGCGAATGTTGAGGAAGTTGATAAAGCACAATGGATTGTTGTGAATGAACTCAGAAAGCTGGGGTGGAAACTTTGACCTCTCAACAGTTAATCAGGTATAGCGACAATTACCTGCCACCAGCAGAGGCCATACTATGCTAAGTCGCAAGGGTGTTGAGCAAACTATTATCAGTCTTAAACAACAGCAGGGCATTACCCTGGACGACCAGGACTTGCTAAATATCCGTACTAGTGTGGCCTTAATGCTGGATGCAAAAAAGCGTCACCGTCAGAGGATGAACGCACCAGCCTACCAGTGGAAGAAACCAGCACTGCGACGTTGATTTTAGTATTTCCAAGATGGAAAGGCGGGAGTCGGGCATAAAATAACCAAAAAACACCATGATTACCTCTGCAAAATATCCCCGGCATATCCCTGAAAAAAGAAAGGACTCACGCTGTTAACGTAAGTCCTTGATTTGTTTGGTGGCACCTGCTGGACTTGAACCAGCGACCAAGCGATTATGAGTTCCTACCAGAACAACCGAAAATCAATAGTTTGCGTTATTTATCATTGACATAGATTGCCACTGTTTGCCAATAATTACCCATTATTCGCCATTTCTACCGCCACTTTATCGCCACTCACCGCCAGTGGGTTGAGCTTCACGGCATCTTCTAAATGGTCAGGGGCAAAGTGCGCATATCGCATCGTCATTTTTATGTCGGTATGGCCGAGTACGCGCTGCAAGACCAAAATATTACCACCATTCATCATAAAGTGGCTGGCGAAGGTGTGGCGCAAAACGTGGGTAAGCTGTCCTGCCGGTAGTTCGATGCCTGTTCTTTCCAGAGCTGACCGGAACGCCCCATAACAATCACTAAACAACCGGCCTTTTTTATCATCAGGCAGAGACTCATAGAGCTCTTTGCTGATAGGGACGGTGCGGTTTTTTCTGCCTTTCGTGTTGGTGTATGTGATTTTGTATTTCGCGAGCTGGCTTTTTTTCAAACTCTCGGCCTCAGACCACCGTGCACCAGTGGCGAGACAGATTCTTACCACGGTTTCTAAATCAGGGTGGTCATGTCGTTTACACTCTCCGAGCAACTGCGAAATTTGGTCGTGAGTTAGCCAGGCCATTTCCATTTCTTCTGTGCGGAATGGGCGCATATTTTTCAGTGGGTTTTCCCCCTTCCATTCTCCGAGGCGGTTTAGCTCATTGAACACTGCCCGGAAGTAGGTCAGCTCAAGATTAAGCGTGCGAGGCGATACCTCTTTCACTCTATTTGAACGGGCATACTCACCTTTTAACCGTTTTTCTCGGTAGCGGGAAAACATCTGCGCATCGAAATCGCGTGCGAGTGGTTCGCCCATACACTCAAAAGCATGATGCATAGCTAACTGGCGTTTCAAGCCGTCTTTCAGTGTAATGCCATGAGCGCTATACCATGAATCAACCAGCTCTTTTAACGTGCGCCTGTCTTCCTTTTCTTCCTGCCACGGGTTTTGAACGGTGTGCTGCTCAAACGCCAGAGCCTCGCCCTTAGTTGCGAATTTCTTTCTGATACGTTTGCCTTTTGCACCGTTTGGGTAGAGCTCACAAATCCAACCGCCAGCCGGATTTTTACGGACAGTCATCAATTAACCTCGCTGTAAACACCCACTACACGGCCAATCGTTTTTATCTCATCAATCCCACATTCAAACGGTACTTTGCCGCCTGCCACATGCAATCTTTTACCGGGTAGAACCGTTAATTCACGGAGGCTGATTGCACCCTCAACATCAACAATCCAGAGGCCGTCAGCCAGAGGCGCATCTTTCTCAGCGATGTAGCTTTTGCTCTCGCTTCTAATACAGATGGCACTTTTCAGAGGCTTTTCGAAAAGCTCGGGGTCGATATTCAAAACCCCAGTTTCAGTGAGTCGACCTTCACTTAATGTGAATGAGTTGAGCTTGAAAGACGATTTTGAGCTTTCATCCGCTTTTTGCGGTCCTTTCCCTGTCAGGATCCATTGGATATTGACGCCAGTCTCAAGGGCGCAGAACGCCGCGAAATCATAGGAGACGTTGCCCCGCGTATAGCGGTTTTGCAGCGTGCTAGCTGCGATATTGAAATGATTAGCGAGCTGGATTTTCTGTGTGAATCCGTAGACCTGACAGATTCTGTCTAAAACTTCCTCGTTTGATATTTGGCTTTCAAAGTCCATAAATCGCATTCCCATGTTGACCAATGCGAATAATCGCATTAGGATTAGATTGTTGGTGGCAGTTGATGGCAAACGTCGGCAAAACTTTGGCAATCACTGTCAGAAATTTTCAAATAAGGAATCATGCAATATGGCTTCTGAAATCGCAATCATCAAAGTGCCTGCACCCATCGTCACTCTGCAACAGTTCGCAGAGCTTGAAGGTGTTTCTGAGCGTACCGCCTACCGTTGGACGACCGGCGACAATCCGTGTGTACCAATCGAACCTCGCACTATCCGTAAAGGCTGCAAGAAAGCAGGTGGCCCGATTCGTATTTATTACGCACGCTGGAAAGAAGAGCAGTTGCGTAAGGCGTTGGGTCATTCCCGTTTTCAACTCGTCATCGGCGCTTAATTCACTTTATGTGAATTGTAAGGATGCAACATGTTTGATTTTCAAGTTTCCAAACATCCCCACTATGACGAAGCATGCCGGGCTTTTGCCCAGCGTCACAACATGACGAAGCTGGCCGGGCGTGCGGGTATGAATGTCCAGACGTTACGTAACAAGCTCAACCCGGAACAGCCTCACCAGTTCACGCCGCCTGAATTGTGGCTGCTGACTGACCTGACCGAAGACTCAACCCTCGTTGATGGTTTTCTGGCGCAGATTCATTGCCTGCCATGCGTGCCGGTTAATGAGCTGGCGAAAGACAAATTGCAGTCTTACGTCATGCGCGCAATGCGTGAACTCGGTGAACTGGCGAGCGGCGCGGTGTCTGATGAACGTCTGACCTCTGCCCGTAAGCACAACATGATTGAAAGCGTTAACGCTGGCATTCGCATGTTGTCGTTGTCGGCGCTGGCGCTGCATGCGCGTCTGCAGACTAATCCCGCCATGTCGAGCGTGGTCGATACCATGAGTGGTATTGGCGCATCGTTCGGGCTGATTTGAGGTGCGTATGCTGAAAAATGAACCGTCATTCGCGTCTCTGCTCGTTAAGCAAAGCCCCGGCATGCACTACGGCCACGGCTGGATCGCAGGTAAGGACGGCAAGCGCTGGCACCCGAGCCGCTCACAGGCTGATTTACTGGCTGGCCTCTCTACTCAAAGGCAGGGGGAATCATGGCTATCGAAGCTGTTTCGGCTACAGTACCGTTAAAAGTTGGCGAGCGTTTTAATGCTCTAAATCATATTGCGGAGTTACGTGCCAGATATTGGGGCGATAGCTGGCAAGAGGTTGAGCGTTTTGTCGATGATATGCGCGATAAACGTGACCCACAATTTGAAGAAAATAATCGGGCGCTGGCCGCTATTTTCTTTCTGGCAAAAATACCGGCGGCTCGTCATGAGCTCGAATTAAGTGAGCTGACTACTGACGAGAAAAAGGCGCTTATTACAGCGATGAATCATTTTCGTGCAGTGGTGAGTTTATTTCCCAAACGGCTAACCATGCCGAATTAATCCAAACAGAAATTTAATGGCGTAAACCCGCCGGGCTTCTTATTGCCCGAAATCAGGAGAATCAATTATGCGTAATACCGTAACCCGTAGTTTTAACACTGATAGCGATGCGCTGGCCGTATTGCTGACCGATGCCAAAAAAGAAGAACGTAAAGACCGCGCGCTCGCTGTTTCAATCCGTCTTGAGGCACTGGCGATTCATATCACCAAAGAGGGGATGAGCTGCACCGAAGCCGCTGAACTGCTGCGCCGTGAAGCCACCCGCTTTGAGAACGAATCACAGGAGCTGCACTAATGGCCGATGCAATGGATTTAGCACAACTGCGCGAGCAGGAAGACCGCGAACGCCACATAAGCAACGCGCGCAGCCGTATCGCTGCGCCTTCCCGTTTTCTATGCGAAGAGTGTGACGCACCAATCCCGGAAGCTCGCCGCATTGCAATTCCGGGCGTGGCCTTTTGCGTGACCTGCCAGCAAATCGAAGAACTCAAATCAAAACATTACAGAGGTGTTTAATATGGAACTGAATAAAAGAGAGGCATTTTTCGCGGCGATATTTAACGGTTTTTTATCTCATAAAGACCAGTTTAATGATGCTAATCCTGATGAGGCTATCCGCACATGCTGGGCGATGGCTGACCGTATTATTTACCATTCTGACCGAGTGGAATCACCACGCGAGATTGCTAACAGATGGATTAATAAAAATATCGTTATTGTTGATACCGAAACTACGGGGCTGGACAGAGAAGCCGAAATAATTGAAATATCAATCATCGACTGTACCGGTGCTATTCTGCTTAACACCCTTATTAAACCATCCAAAGATATTCCGGCAGAAGCTACCGAGATTCATGGCATCACTGATGAAATGGTTGAGGATGCGCCAAGCTGGAAAGAAATGCTACCTCAAGTCTTAGAGCTAATATCGCACGGCTGGGTTGCTTATAATGCGAAATTTGACGGGAGAATGTTAGAGCAAGCGTCAGGCTCTCGCGTTGACCCTGATTATTTTGGTGTGCCTGAGTGTGCTATGCAACTCTATGCTGAATATAACGGGGAGTGGGATAAAAAACGCCGCAAATACAAATGGAAGAAACTAACCGACGCCGCTACATCGTTGGATGCGTGGCCGGAAGAAATTGACGAGAATCCGCACCGTGCGCTTTATGATTGCTATCTGACGTTGGGTGTAATCCGTTCTATTGCCGGGGGTAAAAAATGAGCCTCCGCATTGTAATAGGTGACAAATGGATTATTACCAGCGACCAATATCAATTCATCCTGAATGAAAAGAAAGTCGTTAAGTCCGGTAAAAAAGCTGGTGAAGAATGGCTCGACACTATCGGCTATTATCCGAAGATTAACCAGCTTATTTCCGGCCTGATACACCATCAGATTCATGGCTCGGATATTACTGCCATTGACGCTATGGCGGTAGAAATTGAGCGGGTAGGGCAACTATGCATAGCAGCCATTCAAGGGGCTAGCGTTGATGCATAGCTCTAGGGTTGCTTATGCTTATCCGTGGAATGCTCCACGGTCGGCAATAGCCAGCCCATATCTCACCTATGACCAACAGTATCGCCGCGACCGTATGTTCGCGGCTTTGCTGCATGCGAGAAAGGTGCTTTCTCTCCAGCCTGAGTGCGTGCGCTTTGACGTTTATCGCACCGCTGCAGTGCTGGAGCAAAATCAGGGCAGTCAACGAGCCAATGCCTTTTTAATCAGCTTCTGCAAAAAGGCATTGCCGCGTCTTGAACTGGTCGCAAAAAAATATGAGTGTGCAGGTATCAACAGCAACGTATCAGCCGCTGTTTTTGGCGGTCATTTTGATACCCAGCTTATGCAATATCTGGCGTCACGCATGGTCAATATGGTCGCCAGATATAACCGCCTCCCTGATATGTCGCGCGCCGATATTGACCTGCTGGCCGCTGATATTGCTAATTTCATTCGTGCTGAACTGGCTGACATTGATGACACCGGATTTAGCGAGCTCAAAACGCTGTACACCTGGTACATGCGCGCTGGGATTATTTCCCTACAATTCAACGTTACCCCGCCGCATTGGGAGCGGGTGACAAAGAAATATGTCGGTGAGGATGAAATCGCCCCTGCTATCACCCGCATGTTTAATGAAGTTTGGTGGCGTGGCCGCTTGCGACGCATTGCGGCTGCATGGCGCGAACATCTGCAAATTGCAGTCGGCAACGTCAGCAAGAAACGACACGCCTACGCGAGTAAAAACTGCGTGACCGACTGGCGAGAGCAGAAGCGCCGCACGCGTGAATTTCTCAAGGGTCTGGATCTCGAAGACGAAGACGGCAACCGCATCAGCCTGATTGAAAAATATGATGGCTCGGTCGCCAACCCTGCAATACGTCGCTGCGAGCTGATGAACCGCATCCGTGGGTTTGAAAATATCTGCAATGAGCTCGGCTATGTCGGGGAGTTTTACACCCTGACCGCACCGTCTAAATATCATGCTACGACTAAAGCGGGCTACCGTAACAGCAAATGGAACGGAGCCAGCCCGTCGGACACGCAGAGTTATCTCACCAGCCTTTGGGCGCGCATTCGTGCCAAGCTACATCGGGAAGAAATCCGCATTTTTGGCATCCGTGTTGCCGAACCTCATCACGACGGAACACCTCACTGGCACATGCTTATGTTCATGTTGCCGGAAGACGTCGAGCGCGTGCGCCTTATCATCCGTGATTATGCGTGGGAGGAAGACCGCCACGAACTGAGAAGCGATAAAGCCAAAAAAGCGCGCTTTCATGCCGAGGCCATTGACCCGGAAAAAGGCAGCGCTACCGGCTATGTTGCTAAATACATTTCGAAAAATATCGACGGCTATGCTCTTGATGGTGAAACCGATGATGAAAGCGGTGAGCTGCTGAAAGAGACAGCCCCCGCTGTATCAGCATGGGCGGCGCGCTGGCATATCCGTCAGTTTCAATTTATCGGCGGTGCGCCGGTGACGGTCTACCGTGAATTGCGTCGTCTCGCTGATACCGAGACCGCGCACGGTCTGAGCGTTGAATTTGCCGCCGTCCATGATGCCGCTGACGCCGGTGACTGGGCTGGTTACGTTAACGCGCAGGGTGGCCCGTTTGTCCGTCGCGATGATTTGCAGGTGCGCACGCTGTATGAACCGCGCGCCGAGTTTAACCAGTATGGTGAGGAAACCGTCTGCATCCGTGGCGTGTACGATTCCGCTGTCGGTGCTGGTTCCCCGATTTTAACCCGGCTAACGCAGTGGAAAATTGTACCGAAGCGTGCCGTTGATTTGGCCGTTGACGTTAAGGGCGCTCCTGCGCCCTCTCGGAGTTCTGTCAATAACTGTACGGGAAGCGAAAGCGAACCACCGATACTGGATTTAACAAAACCTCTGAGTCGGCGTGAAAGACGAGAATTGACCAACCGACTGAGGAAGCAAAAGCCAGCAATACGGCGAAAATTCATCCACGGAACGGATGAGCAAAACGCAGCTATAGCGAAAACTATCGACGAGATACATCTGACAACCGGCATCACTATCAGCCGGGGCGAAGCCCTGCACCTGATGGCCGGTGGTAAAAGTTGTTTTGATGGCAAATGGCTACGCGGAACGTCTAAAGGAGAAATATTTTCCGCAGCCCCATCGCATCAAGCTAAAGCCCGGAAAATCCTTAATCGTGTTGCGGCTTTAGCTGAACTGGCAACGAAAATGTAACCGCTAATATTCATCCATATCATGTACATACAGTGTATTTAACTGTGATTTTTTTCTTCACACCTTTTGCCAATACGTGCTACTGTATGTTTATACAGTATCTCGTTATGGAGGTTGTGTGGATAGAGAGTTGAGAGAGCACGTCATGATAGAGCGTGTCGAAATGATTGCGCGTCTGACGACTGAGGGGGCTTGTCAGGAGCGAGACCGAGAAATTGCCTTAAATTTGATTGCGGAAATAGCAAAAGGCAACCTAATGAAAAACAATAATTTTTCCGTTGTTTTTTCCGCTCCGCCTGTCGATGAGACTTTTGCAAAGGAGAGCAAGGTGAAGGTAAATATCACGTTAGATAAAGACCAAAAAATAGGACAGCCGATAATTGATGCTTTTCAATGCGAATTGACCAGGCGAATACAGTCTGTTTTTCCGTCAACGCGCGTTACGGTTAAAAAGGGATCCATGACCGGGGTCGAGTTGATGGGGTTCGATAAAGATTCAGACCGCGAAGCGCTGGATAGCATCCTTCAGGAAGTGTGGGAAGATGAGAGCTGGCGTTAATACCTGAAAAATGTGCAACCATCGACCCCATGTTTGATAGCATGGGGTTGTTTTTTATGGGATTACACACAAAGGAAAATCATGGATACTGTAATAGCATTTTTATCTCTGGCTCTCTTTATTGCTTTTATCGTTGGGTTAATCAAGCCGTCGCTGGTTCGAATGCCGAACCGTAAGCGCTCCAGTGCGGTTTATCTCGGTGGTTGTCTGGCGCTGGGCGTTATTGGCTCAATCTTATGGCCGACTGAAAAAAGTCAGCCGGTGGCAAAAACTGACGTACCGGCGGTTAAAGTGGAATCGGCTACGCCAGCGTTTGAGTACGCAGATAAAACCCTCAAAGAATATCGCAACGAGCCAAAAGAAACCCGGCACGATATCGTTAAAAGCTATGTTGGCTTCAAAGGTGTACCGGGCAGCTCTGCTGATGCCTTTTATGCCTGTATGAGCGAATACACTTTTACTAAAGATGATAATTCAAAGCTCGGTGATGTGTTGGGGTGGTGTTTCAACGACTTTGAGAGGGATCCACAATCTCTGAATAACAAAATTAACCTTGATACATTTAAGAGTAATTTCAGCGGGTGGGACGGATCCTATCGTCCGTTAGAGAAAATGATAAAAGCCAGCATGAATGATGATTCATCTTATAAACATGTTTCAACGGTCTACCATCTTATTTTGAATAAAGACCCGCATGCCGTAGTAAAAACAACGTTTAGCGGCACTAATGCTTATGGTGGCGTGGTCAAACAGACCGTAGCGGCACGCGTCAACGTACGAACGGGCGAGGTCGATTCGATACTCGACAATTAAACATGACAAACGCCGCCGGTGCTGAAACTCGCTTTCAGTGCTGGCGGGGTTGAACAACGAGCGCCCGCGAGGCGTTAGCCTGCCCCGTAGAGACCGCCCCCAACCGGCACTATTAATGCCGGTTTTATTGTGCCATTTTTTCGCGATTTCCCTGTTTTTTAGCTGTGCATGCAACAGGTGCATGGTTTTGCATGTGCCGAGGTTGCCCGTTCTGGCCGTGCGCCGCCAGAGCTGGCGCGGATCCAGAGTGGTCATGCAACTGCATTAAAACCGACACATAAAGCGGGCAGGCGTGGCGGGGAAAGCATTGCGCGCCAGCGGTGGTGTGTAATGATAAAAATTATCGTCTGAGCGCGTCGTGATGGCGATGTAGTGGATGCTGTCGGCTCGTTGGTGGTCTGGTGTGGTCGTGCGCGCGTGGTGCGTCTGAGGCGTGATGGTGGCGGGGTATGAAAAAGCCGCCATGCTGGCGGCTTGAGGGGGAGTTATTCCGGGTTGTCGAGGGTGTACTCTTTGAACCTGATGACCTCCATGCCGAGCCAGTCGTTTACCTCTCTGAATCTGTCCTGCAGGGGCGACAGCTCGTTACGCACGAATACCTTTGCGACCTTCTCAACGTCACCGAGTGAGCCGATATTCTCGGGCTTACCGCCCATAAGCTGGAACGGCACGCGGTGCGCGTCCATCAGGTCGGCGGCGCTGGCTTTCTTTATGTTGAAAAAGTCATCCTTTGTGGCGACCTCGCTCAGTGGCACGATTTTTATGCCGTCCGGTTTTCCGCCGGGGGCGTAGAAAAACAGGTTCTTAAAGTTGCCGAGACCTTTCGAGTTACGCATCGCCTCGCGCAGCGATTCGACGTCGGTCGCGCTCTGCGCCGGGTCAGTCACATACATGATGTAACCCGCGTGTGCGCCGTTCTGGTAATACTTGCGGCGGAACAGCGTCGCGGATTCATTCAGCCAGGCGGAATTAAGCGCGCTGAGATATTCGGGCAGGCCGTAAATCTCCTGATTAATATCGGGCTCCAGCAGATGAAACACGGTATCAGGCGCGAACTCATGTGGCAGAGTGAAGTTTTCCACAAACCAGAAAATCGAATCGTCGACCCCGCGCCGGGTATATTTGGCCGGTGAGGCAAGCAGCTTGATTAACTGGCCGGTGACGCTGTGGCGCTGCTCAAGAAAGGCGTTGCCGAATACCAGATAGTCGAGCGCAAAGCGGCTGAAATCCTGACGGGACAGCAGCGGGTGCGGGATGTAGGTGCTCGCGAGCACGTTGCGCTTAACGTAAATCGGTGAGCTGTGATGTACAGCAGAGCGCAGGCTCTTTGCCAGCCCGGAGAAGCTGACCGGCGGCTCGTACCATTTGCCGTTACTGATGCACTCGACGTAATCCAGAATGTCGCGCTTATCGAGTACCGGCACCGGCTCACCGAAGGTGAACGCCTCCATTTTTTGCGGGGCGCTGGCGGTCATGGCAACTTGTTTGCGTGGCTTGCGCTTGCTCATGCTGCCACCTCACCCGCTGCAGCAGCGAAAGACCAGTCACAGCCAAACAGCAGGCGATAATCATCGTCGCTGTATTCGTGTTTAATTTCCTCGGGTGCAAAGAGATTGCACCCGCGCTGGCATGCTGCATCCAGAGTGACCGACTGACGCCAGACACCATCTGTACAAAATACGCTGTCGCCGGTATTGATGAGCGGTGACGGTCGATGCCTGCGGGTTGTGCCGTTCCATACCCGGAAAGCGTCATAATTATCAGAGGGCGAGGTAAACATCGTCAGTCTGTGACGCTTATGGCAGGCAATAGCCGCCGCGACTTTTGCCGCTCTTAGCGGGTTGTTGAACCATGCGAACTCGTCAAGGTAGACGTTACCCGCCAGCGCGGCGCAATGGGATTCCTCGCCGACAAAGCTGATAACCGCACCGTCGTCAAGCTGCAGGCTGTAGCCGTTGCTTGTCAGACGGACACCAACGCGCGCCGAAAGGTTACTCATGTACATCAGCGCCACGCGCGCATGTTCAATAGTGTGAGCAAACCAGACCTGATTATCGCCCGTTGTCAGCGCATTGAGCAGCGCCTCACGGCTAAAGAGCTGCGTTGCGCCAATCTGGCGCGATTTGGTGATGCTGCGGTCGGTATTGAGTTTCCCGACCCGCAACCATGTTGCCTGATAATCAAAGCTGTCATTGTGCAGAATGTCGGCCATAGCCTGAATCTGGCTTTGTGAGAAAACGTTATTTTTCATTAATTAAACTCCAGAATAGATTTAGGCTGCATGCCGCTACCGGCGGAAAGCGGTTCGTTTAACAGGGCGTGCATGGTCGCCCATGCGATATCGGCGTGACTGGCCTCCTCGGTGCGACTGGCCTCGTAGGTGGCGCTGCGCCCGCTGCTGGTCATAGTTTTGCGGATGGACATAAACGACTGCGTGACGTCGGTTGCCCCGGCGTCGTACTCCAGACAGCCCCGTCGAATGGTGTCTTTTGCCTTGAGCACCATCGCGGTTTTCATCTCAGGCGTGTAACGGATGCCGCGTGCCGCCGGGTAGAATGAGCGCACCAACTGGAACACGCCGAGACCGAGGCCGGTTGCGTCAATGCCGATGTATTCGACGTTGTATTTTTCGGTCAGTTTGCGGATGCCCTCGGCCTGCGCGGCAAAGTCCATACCTTTCCACTGATGGCGCTCCAGCATGCGGAACTTGCCACCCGAGACAACCGGCGGCGCGAGCACGACGCACCCGGCGCTGTCGCCGGTGTGTGACGGGTCGTAGCCAATCCAGACAGGTCGCGAGCCGAACGGATGGTCGGCGAACGGGGCAAAGTCCTCCCATTCTTCCATCACGTCGACCATGCAGCGCTGCAGCTCCTCGAACGGGAATACCGACGCTTTGTCGTCGACAAACTCGCACATAAACAGATTCTTAAAGTCCTCATCACTGTTTTCGCATTTGAGCTGGTCGAGGTCGAACAGGGTGCAGCCACCGGCAAGGGCGTCCTCAATAGTGACTATCTGCCGCCACTGGCCATCGTCGCAGAGCTGACCACCGGCGAGCGCACTGTGACTGATGTCGATTTCGATGCGGTCGGTAATACGACTGCGCCCCTTGTTGAACAGCTCGCCAGACCAGAAGGGATAAGCGCCGTGCGCCAGCGTGGAAGGTGTCGAAAAGTAGGTTGAGCGCAGGTGCTTCTGCGAGGCCATGCCCGAGGCGACTTTGCGCAGCTTCTGAAAATTCGGGATCCAGAATATTTCATCGACATACAGGTCGCCGTTATGGCTCTGCGCGGTGTTGGAATTGGTACCGAGAAAAATCAGCTTTGCGCCGTTGTTGCCGATGACAATCGGGTCGCCCGTCAGGTCGACGTCGACCAGTCGCGCAAACTGGATGATGTATTCACGGAACACGTAAGCCTGCGTTTTACTGGCCGACAGAAAGATTTGGTTATGGCCGGTCTTGAGCGCGCGCAGCAGCGCCTCGCGGGAGAAATAGAACGTCGCGCCAATCTGGCGGGATTTGAGAATGTCGCGAATACGGTGCGCCAGTCCTGCGCGGTACCACTGCAACTGGTACTCGAAAGACTGGTCGAAAAATAATTCCTCCAGTTTTTCGATAGCCTCGTCGCTGAAAAAGTTCTTTTTCGGCTTCTTACGCTCGCCCTTGTTACGGTTGGCGACATTGGGGTTAAGGTCGACCTCGTTGCCGGTCTGGCTGTAGCGGTTAACGCGTGCCAGTCGCTCAATCTGCCGCCCGAGCAGGTCAATCTCTTTGAAGTCGCCGCCTGACTTTTGCGGCTTGGCGATGAGCTGAATCAGGCGCGCCTCAAGGCTGCTTTCAACGCGGGAAATCGGTGCGATGCCGTCCCAGCCGTCGCGCTGCTTCCAGCTCTGCACGGTCGGGCGCTTGACCTGCAGCATTTCGGCAATCTGTGGCACGGAAAAGCCCTGCCAGTAAAGCAGTGATGCCTGCCGTCGCGGGTCATGCAACAAGGTTGTATCGGTGGAAATGGTCATTGATGCCTCGCCGTAGTGGATTCAGGGCAAGGCTACTTAATGGCCGTCAGTGATTCGCTAAGGTGCTGTTGTGCAGGCGGTTGTCCAGTCGTCATTGGTGGTCTGGTGTGTCCTGAATCTGGAAACTGGCGTTGACCAGTAACCCCAACCTCAGGACTCCTGACAATGGCAAAAAAAGTCTCAAAGTTCTTTCGCATCGGCGTCGAGGGTGATACCTGCGACGGGCGCATTATCAGCGCCAGCGATATTCAGGAAATGGCCGAAACCTATGACTCGCGCGTCTACGGTTGCCGTATCAACCTTGAACACCTGCGCGGCCTGCTGCCAGATGGCGTATTCAAGCGCTATGGCGATGTGGTTGAACTGAAAGCCGAAAAGATTGACGACGATTCTGCGCTTAACGGCAAATGGGCGTTGTTCGCTAAAATCACCCCGACTGATGACCTTATCGCGATGAATAAAGCCGCGCAGAAGGTCTACACCTCAATGGAAATTCAGCCGAATTTTGCCAATACCGGCAAATGCTACCTCGTTGGCCTTGCTGTCACCGATGACCCGGCGAGCCTCGGCACTGAATACCTCGAATTCTGCCGCAACGCGAAGCACAACCCTCTGCAGCGCTTTAAGGCCAACCCTGAAAACGTCTTTTCCGCCGCCACGCTGGCTGAGCTGGAATTTGAAGACGTTCCCGACACGGTGCTCAACAGCCTTGCCGATAAGGTGAAAGCCATTTTCAGCCGTAAGCAGGTCAGCGACGATGCGCGCCTGAATGATGTGCATGAAGCGGTGACCACCGTCAGCGAACATGTGCAGACCAACCTGACCAAACAGGACGAGCGCCTTTCCGCTATGGAAACCGCGTTTGCCACTTTCAAACAGGAACTGACCGGCAAGGTTGACGAAACCAGCCAGGCATTTTCCGCCCTGAAAACCACCCTCGACAAAACCGAAAGTTTCAGCCAGCCGCGACGCACGAAAGCCAGCGGCGGTGGTGGCGATGAGCTGCTGACTGACTGCTGATAAACCGCAGGCCGAAGCCGGGCGGCGACCCCGCCCGATGCTGAGAACAACCGATTAATTCAAACAGGAAATACTATGCGTCAGGAAACCCGTTTTAAGTTTAATGCCTATCTGACCCAGCTCGCAAAACTGAACGGCATCAGCGTTGATGACGTCAGCAAAAAATTCACCGTTGAGCCGTCCGTCACGCAAACGCTGATGAACACCGTGCAGGCGTCATCCGCATTCTTGCAGACGATTAACATTCTGCCGGTCGCAGAAATGAAGGGCGAGAAAATCGGCGTCGGTGTGACCGGCACCATCGCCAGCACGACCGACACCTCGGGCGACAAAGAGCGCCAGACCGCAGATTTCACCGCGCTTGAGTCCAACAAGTACGAGTGCAATCAGATTAACTTTGACTTCCACCTAACCTATAAACGCCTTGACCTGTGGGCGCGTTTTCAGGACTTCCAGCGCCGCATCCGCGACGCCATTGTCCAGCGTCAGGCGCTCGATTTCATCATGGCCGGGTTCAACGGTACCACCCGCGCTGATACCTCAGACCGCAGCAAAAACCCGATGCTGCAGGATGTGGCTGTCGGCTGGTTGCAGAAGTACCGCAACGAAGCACCGGCGCGCGTGATGAGCAACATCACCGACGCTGACGGTAAGGTCGTTTCGGCTGTGATTCGCGTCGGTAAGAACGGCGATTATGAGAACCTCGACGCGCTGGTGATGGACGGTACCAACACCCTGATTGACGAGATTTATCAGGATGACCCGAAACTCGTTGCCATCGTTGGCCGTAAGCTGCTGGCTGACAAATATTTCCCGCTGGTCAACAAACAGCAGGAAAACACCGAGTCGCTCGCGGCGGATATCATCATCAGCCAGAAGCGCATCGGCAACCTGCCAGCCGTGCGCGTGCCGTACTTCCCGGCAAATGCGGTATTCGTGACCACGCTGGAAAACCTCTCTATCTACTTCATGGATGAGAGTCACCGCCGCAGCATTGATGAGAACCCGAAAAAAGACCGCGTGGAAAACTACGAGTCGATGAACATCGACTATGTGGTCGAGGCGTATGCCGCCGGGTGCCTGCTGGAAAACATCACCCTGGGCGATTTCACCGCACCTGCAGCACCGGAAAGCGGAGAGTAAGCCCATGACGAGCCCCGCACAGCGTCACATGATGCGGGTCTCGGCCTCTCAAGCCGCGCAGCGGGAACAAGCCCCGCTGCGCCACGCAACCGCCTACGAGCAGATGCTGGTAAAGCTGGCCGATGACCGCCGCACGTTAAAAACCATTCGTTCAAACGAACTGAAGGCCGCGAAAAAGCGCGAGCTGCTGCCGTTCTATGCGCCGTGGGTTGCCGGTGTGCTGGCTGATGGCCGTGGCGCACAGGATGACATTCTGATGACCGTCATGCTGTGGCGTCTCGATGCCGGTGACGTTGCTGGCGCGCTGGAAATTGCCCCCTACGCGCTGAAATACGGCCTCACCTCTGACCATCGACGCACCACGCCTTACATGCTGGTTGAGGAGGTGGCGCTTGCCGCGCTGCGCCTGCGCGATGCCGGTGAGCCTGTCGACCTCGCATTACTGCTGACCACCCTCAGCCTGACCGGCGGCGCTGACGTTCCCGATATGGTGCGCGCCCGTCTGCATAAAGTGACCGGCCTGACCCTGCGCGATGCCGGTCAGAACGCCGAGGCGCTGGCGCAGTTTCAGCGCGCAATGCAGCTCGACCGCAATGCCGGTGTGCGCAAAGAGATTGAGCGACTGGAGCGGGCATTGAAGCCAAAGCCTGAGGCAGCACCCCGTAAAACGACTAAACCGCGCACGCGCAAACCTGCCACCAGACCGGCGGCAAAGCGCGGGCGTCCACCAAAGGCGGTAAAAACCGCCGGTTAACTGAACGCTCCCCGAGCCGGGCGGCACGCCGGTCAAAGCGGGTTTTGACCCTGACGGCGACCGGCGTCCACCGCCCAACCTAATGAGGTTGTCATGACGACAGTAATGCTGAATCAGCCCGACGAACCGCAGGACGTACCGGGCGTGGTGATTCCCGCACCGGAGACGGGCGACGCAGTAATTAAAAATACGTTCTTTTTCCCTGATGTGGATCCGAAGCGGGTGCGCGAGCTGATGCGCCTTGAACAGACGGTTTCCGATGCGCGTCTGCGCAACGCCATCAAGACCGGCATGGCGGAAACCAATGCGGAGCTTTACGACTACCGGCTGCGCCAGATTGCCGCAGGCTTTAAGCACCTGGCCGACGTGCCTGACGCCGAGGAAATCGACGGCGAGAATGTGCGCGTTTTCCACTACCTCAGCGCCGTGACGGCGATGGCGACCGCCACGCTGTATGAGCGTTATCGCGGAGTTGAGGCCACCGGCAAGGGGGACAAAAAAGCCGACAGTGTCGAAACCACCATTGATGACCTGTGGCGGGATATGCGCTGGTCGGTCTCGCGTCTGCAGGATAAGCCGCGCTGCATCGTGGGTCAGCTCTGATGAGAGTCTACGCGATGCAGGGCGACACCCTCGACGCGCTTTGCGCCCGGTATTACGGGCGCACTGAGGGCGTGGTCGAGACGGTGCTGCAGGCTAATCCGGGTCTGTCTGAGCTGGGCGTCATTCTGCCGCATGGCACGGCGATTGACCTGCCCGATGTTGAAACATCACCCACGGCGGAGACCCTGAACCTATGGGAATGAGTATGGAAAAAATCACCACGTTTATCGCCTACTGGCTGGCCGTGGGTCTGGCGTATTTCGGGGCAATGTCGCCCGAAAAGCTGGCGCTGTATGTGGGTAGTCTGTGCGCCATTTTTACGGCGGCGGTGAATTTCTGGTACCGGCGCAAAACCTTTCGTTACCTGACCGAAATGGGAATCGACAAAGGGGTGACCCGTGAGCTCAATCGTTAAACGTTGCAGTATGGCCGCAGTGCTGGCACTGGCGGTACTGATGCCTGATTTTCGTCTGCTGAATACCTCGCCTGACGGTCTGGCACTGATTGCCGACCTCGAAGGGTGTCGCCTGACACCTTACCAGTGCAGCGCGGGCGTGTGGACATCAGGCATCGGCCACACCGCCGGGGTGGTACCGAAACGCGATATCACCGAGCGCGAAGCGGCGGCAAATCTGGTCGCCGACGTGCTGAATACCGAGCGCCGTCTCGCGGTCTGCGTGCCGGTCACCATACCGCAGCCGGTTTACGACGCGCTGGTCAGTTTCTCTTTTAACGTCGGCACCGGCGCGGCCTGTCGCTCGACGCTGGTCTCTTACATCAAGCGTCATCAGTGGTGGCAGGCATGCGACCAGCTCACCCGTTGGGTGTACGTCAACGGGGAGCGCAGCACCGGCCTCGAAAATCGCCGTCAACGTGAGCGTGCTTACTGCCTGCAGGGGGTGAAATGAAAGTATTAGCCGTGCTGTTAGTGCTGGCCGTGCTAGGTCTGCTGTGGTTGCGCCATGAGAACGGCAATTTATCTCGCTCCTTTGAGACGGCAAACCGCGTCGCGAGCGAACAAAAGACGACGATTGGCATGCTGAAAAATCAGCTCAGTGTTGCCGGTCAGCTCGCCCGACGTAATGAGTCCGCGCAGGTGGCACTGCGCGAACAGCTCGCAAAGGCAAGCGCAGAAGCCAGCCGCCGTGAGCAGACGATAACGAGGTTACTTAATGAAAATGAAGCCTTTCGCCGCTGGTATAACGCTGCTCTGCCTGACGTTGTGCGTCGGCTGCACATCCGCACCGCCTGCGCCAGCGCCGGTGATTGTGGTCAGCGGATGCCCGAGGGTGAGCCTTTGCCCGATGCCGGGAAGTGACCCGAAAACCAATGGTGACCTGAGCGCGGATATCCGCCTTCTTGAGGGCGCGCTGACCGCCTGCGCGTTGCAGGTCAAAACCGTCAAACACTGTCAGGATGAACTCGATGCAGAAGCACAAAAGCCTGCGCAAAGCGCTGATTAACGCCGTGCCGCAGCTCCGAAATAACCCCGATATGCTGCGCCTGTTTGCCGACAACGGCCATACCGATTCCCGACTGGCGAGCTCGCTGTCGTTTGAAAAGGTGTATGCGCTTAACGTGGTGGTGACCGACTTCACCGGCGACCTCGATTTGATATTCGTGCCGGTACAGGCGTGGCTGCGTGAACATCAGCCGGACATTATGACCACCGACGACGGGCGGGAAAAAGGATTCACCTGGATTATTGATATCAATAACGACGATTCGCTCGATATCAGTATCAGCCTGAGGCTCACCGAGCGCACGCTCGTCAAAGAGGTCGACGGCGCGCTGTATGTCAGCTATGCCCCTGAGCCGCCGCTGCCTGAGCCGGTAACGCGTCCGGTCGAGCTGTACGTTAACGGCGAGCTGGTGAGTAAGTGGGATGAGTGAGTTAACCGCGCTGCAGGAACGTCTTGCCGGTCTGATTGCCAGCCTGTCACCGGCGGCACGTCGGCAAATGGCGGCTGAGATTGCGAAAAAGCTGCGTACCAGTCAGCAACAGCGCATCAAGCGCCAGCAGGCACCCGACGGCACCCCGTATGCGGCGCGAAAGCGCCAGCCGGTGCGGAGCAAGAAAGGCCGCATTAAGCGCGAAATGTTCGCCAAGCTGCGCACTAACCGCTTTATGAAAGCCAAAGGCAGCGACAGTGCGGCGGTGGTGGAGTTTACCGGCAAGGTGCAGCGCATGGCGCGGGTGCATCAGTACGGCCTCAAAGACCGGCCAAACCGCAACAGCCGGGATGTGCAGTACGAGGCGCGCCCGTTACTCGGTTTCACCCGCGACGATGAGCAGATGATTGAAGACGTCATAATCAGGCACCTCGGCAAATAGCTATTGTGTGAACCACCACCGGAGCCGCGCGAATTGGCGCAACTCCAGACCAGAGGCATCCTTGCACTATGAATACGTTATCCACGATACAGGAGCTCGCGCGCGCGATTCGCAACCTCATCCGCTCAGGTGTGGTGACTGAGGTTGATACCGTGCAGGGGCTGTGCCGCGTACAAAGCGGCGGGATCCAGACTACATGGCTGAACTGGCTGACCACCCGCGCCGGTCGTTCTCGGACGTGGTGGGCTCCCTCGGTCGGTGAGCAGGTTCTGTTGCTGGCAATCGGTGGCGAGCTTGATACCGCTTTCGTGCTACCGGGAATTTTCTCCGATGATAACCCCGCGCCGTCTGCCTCGGCGGATGCGTGGCATGTGGTTTTCCCTGATGGTGCGGTCATTGAGTACGAGCCCGAGACCGGCGCGCTGATAGTCAGCGGCATCAAAACGGCCGACGTGACGGCATCGGAGTCCATCACCGCAACCGTGCCGCTGGTACTGGTGAAAGCCTCGACCAGTATCACCCTCGACACCCCGGAGGTGATTTGCACCAATAAGCTGACGACGGCGACGCTTGAGGTGCAGAAAGGCGGCAAGATGAGCGGCAATATCGAACATTCCGGCGGGTCACTGTCGTCTAATGGCAAGGTACTCCACACCCATAAACACCCGGGCGACAGCGGCGGGCAAACGGGGGCACCGTTATGACGGCGCGCTATCAGGGTATGAACCGAAATACCGGCCTCGGCATCAGCGACACCGAGCATATCAGCCAGAGCATGCGCGATATTCTGCTGACGCCGGTCGGCTCGCGGGTGATGCGTCGTGAATATGGTTCGCTTCTGTCGGCGCTGATTGATATGCCGCAAAACCCGGCACTCAGGCTGCAAATCATGGTGGCGTGCTATTCGGCTATCCAGAAGTGGGAGCCACGCATCAGGCTTACATCCATCAGCTTTGAGACCGGCGATGCTGGCGAAATGTATGTCGATATTACCGGGATGCGTACCGATACCGGTGCGTCAGTTTCAACCACTGTTTCACTGAGTTAAATCACCATGGCGACTGTTGACCTGAGTCAGTTACCCGTTCCCGACGTGGTTGAGGAACTGGACTATGAAACCATCCTTGCGGAACGCATTGCGACGCTGATTTCGCTTTATCCCGAAGACCAGCAGGAGGCCATTGCCCGGACGCTGGCACTTGAGTCAGATCCGATTGTTAAGCTGCTGCAGGAAAACGCCTACCGTGAAGTTATCTGGCGTCAGCGTGTGAACGAAGCCGCGCAGGCGGTAACGCTGGCCTATTCCGCCGGTAACGACCTCGACGTCGTGGCCGGGAACAACAATACCGAACGCCTGACCATCACCCCGGCGGATGACACCACCATCCCGCCGACGCCTGCCGTTATGGAATCCGACACCGACCTGCGTCTGCGCACGCAACAGGCGTTTGAGGGCTTGAGCGTAGCGGGTCCGGTCGGCGCATACGAGTATCACGGTCGCAGCGCCGACGGGCGGGTCGCTGACGTCTCGGTCGCAAGTCCGTCGCCAGCCTGCGTGACGATTACCGTGCTATCGCGCGAGGGTGACGGCACTGCCAGCCCTGAACTACTGGCGATTGTTGATAAAGCGCTGAACGCCGAAGATGTGCGCCCGGTGGCTGACCGGGTTACCGTCCAGTCAGCCGAGATTGTGCCGTACCAGATTGACGCGACGCTCTACGTTTACCCCGGTCCCGAATCTGAACCCATCAGGCAGGCATCAGAGCAGAAGCTGCAGAGCTACATCAGCGCGCAACACCGCCTCGGGCGTGATATCCGACTGTCGGCCATTTACGCGGCGCTGCATGTTGAGGGGGTGCAGCGTGTCGAGCTGGCATCACCGCAGGCTGACATTGTGCTGAGTAAGTCGCAGGCGTCGAACTGCACTGAGTACCAGATAACTATCGGGGGCTCGGATGAGTGACCGGCTGTTACCCGTTGGCTCGTCACCGCTGGAGGTCGCCGCCGCTGCCGCGCTCTCTGAGATTCAGCGTGTGCCGGTACCGCTGCGCACCCTGTGGAACTGGCGCACCTGCCCGGTAAAGCTACTGCCGTATCTGGCGTGGGCGCTGTCGGTCGACAGGTGGGATGAGAAGTGGCCGGAGGCGACAAAGCGCAGCGTCTGCGCCTCCTCGTTTTTCGTCCATCAGCACAAAGGCACCATCAGCGCATTGCGTCGGGTGGTTGAGCCGCTCGGCTTTCTGATTGAGGTGCGCGAGTGGTGGCAGCTAGACGAGGAGCCCGGCACATTCCGCCTCGTTGTCGGTGTGCTCGACAGCGGTATCACTGACGAAATGTATCAGGAGCTTGAGCGCCTGATTGAAGACGCCAAACCGGCAAGTCGCCACCTGACCGGGCTGGCTATCAGCCTGAGTGCAACCGGCGAGCTGTATGTCGGCGCGGGATGTTACGACGGTGACGCGCTGACCGTTTACCCCTACACCCCCGAGGAGATTGTCGTCGGTGGTGAATATTACCCGGCCTCGGCCATCCATTTGATTGATAACCTGAGAGTGAACGCATGACCGCAAAATATTTTGCCATTCTGACCAATCAGGGCGCGGCGCGGCTGGCGAACGCGGCGGCACTCGGTACCAAACTCAACCTGACGCAGATGGCCGTCGGTGATGCAAATGGTACGTTGCCGACTCCTGACCCGGCGCAGACGAAGCTCATTAACCAGAAGCGCATCGCGCCGCTGAACCTGCTGACCGTTGACCAGGCCAATACCAGCCAGATTATCGCGGAACAGATTATTCCCGAGAATATGGGCGGTTTCTGGATCCGTGAAATTGGTCTCTATGACGATGCAGGTGTACTTATCGCCGTGGCGAACTGCCCGGAGACCTATAAGCCACAACTGCAGGAGGGAAGCGGCCGCACGCAGACCATCCGCATGATTCTGATTGTGTCCAGCACGTCGGCCATCACCCTGAAAATTGACCCGTCGGTCGTACTGGCAACGCGTCAGTATGTCGATGACAAAATTATCGAGGTGAAAGCCTATGCCGATAGCCTGCTGGCCGCACATCTCGCCGCTGCTGACCCGCACGCGCAGTACCTCAAAACAGCGGATATAGATAAATACATACCGGTCGGCTTTCCGCTGCCGTGGCCGCAGGCGACGCCGCCAGAGGGCTGGCTGAAATGCAATGGCGCGGCTTTTGACAAGGCGAAATATCCAAAGCTGGCCGTTGCTTATCCCTCGGGTAGCCTGCCAGATTTGCGCGGTGAGTTTCTGCGTGGCTGGGATGACGGGCGTGGTGTGGATAGTTCGCGATCTATTTTATCAGCACAGTCAGCAACAGCAATGCGTACAGCGGCGCTTGATTATTACGGTAATGATGATAGTACAGCTGCTAACGGGGCATTAGTTGGGACAGCATTTAGCCAGGCTGATTCAGCAACCTTGTCCCAGCCAAACACAGCAAAAAGCCCAAATAATGGGGTGTTAGGTTCTATTTTGCATGATAACTCAATGCTGGGTACGCAAAGTCAAGGGGGGAATTTAACAGACAGTATCTGGATTACTACCCGCCCTCGTAACATCGCATTTAACTACATTGTGAGGGCTGCATAATGGCAAAAGCGACACTAAATAAAAGCGGTATTGCCACAAAGGCTGGTGATATGGCTGTTTATAACTACGATGGTGAAACGCGCGAATATCTTGCTGAATCGGTCGAGTTTCTGGCTGTGGGGGTGGGGATTCCTGCTAATTCCTGCACCGATGCGCCCGTCGATGCGAAAGAAGGTTTTGCCGTGTGCCGGACGGCCAGTCTGGACGGGTGGGAATATGTTGCAGACCACCGGGGTGAGAGGGTTTATGACACGGAAACCGGTCGGCCTGTCGAAATTACCTCGCCGGGAGAGTATGCCGATAACGTGACCACGATTGCACCATCAACCCTGTATGACCGCTGGAACGGTAGCGCATGGGTCACGAATGAGGACGCACAGAAAAACGGTCAGGTTATGGAGGTGCAACAGAAAAAAGCCTCATTGCTGGCCGAGGCACAAAGCGCCATCAGTCTGTGGCAAACCGAGCTGCAGCTCGGCATCATCAGCGATAATGACAAGGCCAGCCTGATTGCGTGGATGAAATACATTCAGGCGCTGAACGCGGTCGACACCTCAACCGCACCGGATATCGAGTGGCCGGTCAAGCCGGAGTAAAGCGAGGCGGGCTGATGCCCGTCTTTTTTATGATTTGTTTATGTGCCATCCGCTACCCATCGCCGACAAATAGCCCCTCACCAGACCAGCCAGGACAATAACACTCGCCCACTAACCACGGAGTTAATCGGATGAGTGATTTTCACCACGGCACGCAGGTCATCGAAATCAATGACGGTACGCGTGTTATTTCTACGGTCGCGACTGCAATTGTCGGCATGGTCTGCACGGCCAGCGATGCAGATGCCGCGACATTTCCCCTCAACGAGCCGGTACTGATTACCAATGTGCAGAGCGCCATTGCGAAAGCCGGTAAAAAAGGCACGCTGGCCGCATCCCTGCAGGCTATCGCCGACCAGTCAAAACCCGTCACCGTTGTCGTGCGCGTAGCCGAAGGTGTCGACGATGACCCGGATGCAGCTCAGGCGCAGACCATTTCCAACATCATCGGCGGCACGGATGAGAACGGTAAATACACCGGCATCAAGGCGCTGTTGACTGCCGAAGCGGTCACCGGCGTTAAGCCGCGCATTCTCGGCGTGCCGGGTCTCGATACGCAGGAGGTCGCAACCGCACTCGCGTCGGTCTGTATCAGCCTGCGCGCGTTTGGTTACGTCAGCGCATGGGGCTGTAAGAACATTTCAGACGCTATCAAATACCGCGACAATTTCAGTCAGCGTGAGCTGATGGTCATCTGGCCTGACTTCCTCGCATGGGACACCACCACTAACGCCACCGCAACAGCCTACGCCACCGCTCGCGCGCTCGGCCTACGCGCCTACATCGACCAGACTGTCGGCTGGCACAAAACCCTGTCTAACGTCGGCGTGCAGGGTGTCACCGGCATCAGTGCGTCAGTCTTTTGGGATTTGCAGGCATCCGGCACCGATGCTGACCTGCTCAACGAGGCCGGGGTCACGACGCTGGTGCGCAAGGATGGTTTCCGCTTCTGGGGTAACCGCACCTGCTCTGATGACCCGCTTTTCCTGTTTGAGAACTACACCCGCACCGCGCAGGTGCTGGCCGACACGATGGCCGAGGCGCACATGTGGGCGGTCGATAAGCCCATCACCGCATCGCTCATCCGCGACATTGTCGATGGCATCAACGCCAAATTCCGCGAGCTGAAATCAAATGGCTACATCGTGGACGGTGAATGCTGGTTCGACGAGGAATCGAACGATAAGGAAACCCTCAAGGCCGGGAAACTGTATATCGACTACGACTATACGCCGGTTCCACCACTGGAAAGCCTGACCCTGCGCCAGCGTATCACCGATAAATATCTGGTGAATCTGGCCGAATCGGTCAACAGCTAAGGAGCCTGAAACAACATGGCACTACCCCGCAAACTCAAATATTTGAACATGTTCAATGACGGCCTGAGCTACATGGGCGTTGTTGAGTCCGTGACGCTGCCTAAGCTGACCCGCAAGCTCGAAAACTATCGCGGCGGCGGCATGAACGGCGCGGCGGCGATTGACCTCGGTCTCGACGATGATGCATTAACCGTCGAGTGGTCTGTTGGTGGATTGCCTGATGTGGCGCTGTGGGCGCAGTACGCCGCGCCGGGTGCTGATGCTGTGCCGCTGCGTTTTGCTGGCTCTTACCAGCGTGACGACACCGGCGAAATCATCGCGGTCGAGGTGGTCATGCGTGGCCGTCATAAAGAAATCGACGGCGGCGAGAATAAGCAGGGTGAAAACACCTCGACCAAACTGTCGACTGTCTGCACCTACTACCGCCTCACGATTGACGGTAGCGACGTCATCGAAATCGACACCGTCAACATGGTCGAGAAGGTGAACGGCGTCGACCGTCTGGAACAGCACCGCCGCGCAATCGGGCTGTAATTTCCTGACCGGTCAGCACTGCTGGCCGGTTATTAACCCCCATTCAGAGCAGAGAAAAATCATGGCTAAAGCACCACGTAAAACCCCTGGATTTGTTGATACGGCTGGCAACGAAATCGACACCGTAAATCCGAACGTCGTGACTCTCGACAAGCCGATTAAGCGCGCCGGTCAGACGATTGATAAGGTCACCCTGATTGAGCCAAACGCCGGTACCCTGCGCGGTGTCAGTCTGGCGGCGGTGGCGCAGTCCGAAGTCGATGCGCTGATTAAAGTGCTGCCCCGCATGACCTATCCCGCGCTCACGGCGCAGGAGCTTACCGCAATGAACCTGCCCGATATGCTGTCGCTGGCCGCTAAGGTGATTGGTTTTTTGTCACCGGCTTCGGCGGAATAGATTTCCCGCCCAACCTGTCGACCGATGACCTGATGGCGGATATTGCGGTGATATTCCACTGGTCGCCATCAGAGCTCTATTCCCTGAGCCTGACCGAGCTCATCACATGGCGCGAAAAGGCGCTGCAGCGAAGCGGAAACCACAATGAGTAATAACCTGAGGCTTGAGGTATTGCTGAAAGCGGTCGACCAGGCGACCCGACCGCTTAAATCCATCCAGACCGCGAGTAAATCCCTGTCGGGTGATATTCGCGACACACAAAAAGGGCTGCGTGACCTTAACGGTCAGGCGTCAAAAATCGACGGCTTTCGTAAGGCAAACGCTCAACTGGCCGTGACCAGTCAGGCACTTGACAAGGCGAAACGCGAGGCCGGTGAGCTGGCCGTGCAGTTTAAAAACACCACCAGTCCGACCCGCGCGCAGGCGCAGGCACTCGACGCGGCAAAGCGTGCCGCCTCTGAGCTGCAGACGAAATACAACAGCCTCAGAACGTCGGTGCAGCGCCAGCGCTCCGAGCTGATGCAGGCCGGTATTAATACCCGCACCCTGTCTGCCGATGAGCGTCGGCTCAAAACCTCCATCAGCGAAACGACGGCGCAGCTTAACCGACAGCGTGAGGCGCTGGCGCGCGTAAGTGCGCAGCAGGCAAAGTTAAGCCGGGTGAAAGCCCGATACCAGTCAGGCAAAGAGCTTGCCGGTAATGCGGCGGCGGCTGGTGCTGCAGGTGTTGGCATTGCGGCTGCGGGAACGATGGCCGGGGTAAAGTTACTGATGCCCGGTTATGACTTTGCGCAGAAAAATTCCGAGCTGCAGGCTGTGCTCGGGGTCGATAAGCAGTCGCCAGAAATGCAGGCACTTCGCAAACAGGCGCGCCAGCTCGGCGACAATACCGCCGCATCTGCCGATGATGCAGCCAGTGCGCAGATTATTATCGCAAAAGGCGGTGGTGACGCTGCCGCCATTGAGGCAACAACGCCAGTCACTCTGAATATGGCGCTTGCCAACCGTCGCACAATGGAAGAAAACGCCGCACTGCTGATGGGGATGAAATCAGCTTTCCAGCTCTCAAATGACAAGGTGGCACACATCGGCGACGTGTTGTCGACGGTGATGAATAAAACAGCCGCCGACTTTGACGGCCTGAGCGACTCGCTGACCTACGTCGCGCCGGTGGCGAAAAACGCCGGGGTGAGCATCGAGCAGGCGGCGGCGATGGTCGGTGCGTTGCACGACGCCAAAATCACCGGCTCGATGGCTGGAACTGGAAGCCGTGCCGTGCTCAGCCGTTTACAGGCTCCGACCGGCAAGGCATATGACGCCATCAAGGAACTCGGCGTGAAAACTGCAGACAGCAAGGGTAACACCCGGCCTATTTTCAGCATTCTGAAAGAAATGCAGGCGAGTTTTGAGAAAAACAAACTTGGTACTGGTCAGCGTTCTGAATACATGAAAGCCATTTTCGGAGAAGAGGCAAGCTCATCTGCGGCGGTCTTGATGACTGCCGCATCAACCGGCAAACTCGACCAGCTAACCGCCACGCTCAAAGCCTCGGACGGAAAAACGGCGGAGCTCGTTAAGGTCATGCAGGATAACCTCGGCGGCGACTTCAAAGAGTTCCAGTCGGCCTATGAGGCAGTAGGTACTGACCTTTTTGACCAGCAAGAGAGCTCGCTGCGCAAACTCACCCAAACCGCCACGCAATACGTGTTAAAGCTCGACGGCTGGATCCAGAAGAACAAAGGGCTGGCGACAACTATCGGCATTATTGCCGGTGGCGCACTTGCTCTGATTGGCATTATCGGCGGCATTGGCCTCGTTGCGTGGCCGGTTGTCATGGGAATTAACGCCATTATTGCCGCTGCTGGCGTGATGGGTACGGTCTTTTCTGTCGTTGGTGGTGCCATTGTGACCGCACTGGGTGCGATTACATGGCCGATTGTGGTCGTCGGTGCGGCGATTGTGGCCGGGGCGCTACTCATCCGCAAATATTGGGAACCCATCAGCGCATTTTTCTCGGGGGTGATTGAGGGCATCATGAGCGCCTTTGCACCGGTAGGGGAAATGTTCGCTCCACTGGCACCCATTTTTGACGGCCTCGGTGAGAAGCTGCGCGGCGTCTGGCAATGGTTTAAAGACCTGATTGCACCGGTCAAAGCCACGCAGGAGACGCTCGATAGCTGCAAAAATGTCGGCGTTATATTTGGTCAGGCGCTGGCCTCTGCCTTGATGGCTCCGCTCAATGTTTTTAACAAGCTGCGCAGCGGTGTCGACTGGCTTCTCGAAAAACTCGGCATCATCAACAAAGAATCGGACAGCCTCGACCAGACTGCCGCCAAAACCAACGCCGCCACGCAGGGTAATTCCTACATCCCGGCAACCAGCACATATGGAGGCTATCAGGCTTACCAGCCAGTTACCGCACCGGCGGGACGTTCTTACATTGACCAGAGTAAAAGTGAATACAACATCACTCTGCCGGGAGGTGTTGCACCGGGGCATCAGCTTGACAGACAGCTACGCGACACGCTCGAACAGATTGAGCGCGAAAAGCGTGCGCGTCAGCGTGCCAGTATGGGCCATGACTGAGAGGAATAAACGATGATGCTTGCGCTTGGAATGTTTGTATTTGAACGTCGCACCCTGCCTTATCAGTCGATGCAGCACTCGAAGGATTACCGCTGGGCGTCTAATGACAGAGTAGGTAAACCGCCTGCGTATCAGTTTCTCGGCGAGGGGGAAAACTCGATCCAGCTTGCCGGTACGCTTTACCCTGCTATTACCGGTGGTCGTATATCCCTGCTTGCTGTTGAGCTGATGGCCGACGAGGGCAGAGCATGGCCGCTTATTGAGGGAACCGGCAATATCTTCGGGATGTATATCGTCGATAAGGTGTCGACCACGCATACCGAGTTTTTCAGCGACGGTGCGGCCAGAAAGATTGATTTCACCCTTTCGCTGAAACGGGTCGACGAATCACTGACGGCAATGTTTGGCGACCTGAATAAGCAGGCCAGCGAGCTTCTCGGCTCTGCGGGTAATCTGGCTGATAAGCTGCAGGGTGCGCTCGGAGGGCTGACCGCATGATTACGGGCATGACCATTGACGCCGGTACCAGCCTTGCACCGGCATTTATGCTGACGCTGAACAGCCAGGACATTACCAGCAATTTTAGTGACCGGCTGATTTCTCTCACCATGACCGACAACCGGGGCTTTGAGGCTGACCAGCTCGACATTGAGCTCGACGATACCGACGGCAAAGTCGAGTTACCTCTGCGCGGGGCAGTGCTGACGCTGTGGCTTGGCTGGCAGGGTTCGGCGCTTCTGAATAAGGGCGATTTCACTGTCGATGAGATTGAGCACCGGGGCGCGCCTGATACTCTGACCATCAGGGCGCGTAGTGCAGATTTTCGCGGAACGCTCAATTCACGGCGTGAAGAATCATGGCACGATACCACCCTCGGTGAGCTGGTCAGCACCATTGCAAAGCGCAATAAACTGACGGCCAGTGTCGCGGATTCACTGAAAAAAATACCGGTACCGCATATCGACCAGTCGCAGGAGTCCGACGCCGTATTTCTGACCCGACTGGCTGACCGCAACGGGGCGGCGGTGTCAGTGAAAGCGGGGAAGCTCCTGTTTCTGAAAGCCGGTAGTGCAATGACGGCCAGCGGCAAGCCCGTCCCGCAAATGACCTTGACCCGCAGCGATGGCGACCGTCATCAGTTTGCCATTGCTGACCGTGGGGCTTACACCGGCGTAACAGCAAAATGGTTGCATACCAAAGACCCGAAGCCGCAAAAGCAGAAAGTAACGCTGAAACGTAAGTCAAAAGAGAAGCACCTGCGCGCACTGGAGCACCCGAAAGCAAAGCCGGTCAGCAAAAAGACAAAAGCCAAAAAAGAACCAGAAGCGCGCGAGGGTGAGTACATGGTCGGTGAGGCCGATAACGTGCTGGCGCTGACGACGGTTTACGCTTCTAAGGCGCAGGCGATGCGCGCCGCTCAGGCTAAGTGGGATAAGCTGCAGCGAGGCGTTGCGGAGTTTTCAATTACGCTGGCGCTTGGTAGGGCTGATTTATTCCCTGAGACACCGGTGCGCGTGTCAGGTTTTAAGCGCGTCATAGACGAGCAAACTTGGTTAATCAGTAAAGTGACTCACAATCTGAATAATAGCGGCTTCACGACGGGCTTAGAGCTTGAGGTTAAACTCTCTGATGTGGAGTACAGCGCGGAATCGGATGATGAATAAAATGTATTCACAAAAAGTGAATTGATGATTATCATTGTTTCACGAATTAAGAATAAGGGGTGGGTTATGTTTCATTGTCCGAAGTGCCATCATGCCGCACATGCGCGAACAAGCCGCTATCTAACCGAAAATACGAAAGAGCGCTACCACCAGTGCCAGAACATCAACTGTAGTTGCACGTTTATGACAATGGAAACGATAGAGCGCTATATCGTTACTCCGGGAGCCATTGACCCGGCACCGCCGCACCCGACTGTCGGTGGTCAGCGGCCATTGTGGCTCTGA